CAACAAGATAAAAAAATTGTCACTTTAAAATATAAAGTAAATGAAAAAGTTAATTCCGTTGATAGCTTTAATGATGATGAGCTTACAAGGTTTTTCACAGAACGTTACGGACAGTACCTCGATTCAGTTAAAAAAGCCAATAGTTCGTCTAGTAATTAAAGATTTAATTAAAGGAGACGGGAATAAAAATGAATTACTAATAGTTAATAAAAAAATAGGCTTATTAGAAAAAAAAGTTGTTATTAAAGATAGTGTTATAAATAAATTAAATGAAAGAGTTATAAATTTTGAAAGTATGTTAAATACCAAATCAAACCAAATAGCTTTATCACAGGAACTTTCTTTAAAACTCCAAACAGATTTAAAAAAGCAAAAGGTAAAAACCAAATTAATGTCTGGGGCGGGTTTATTAGTTGCAGTAGGTATTTTAGTATTGACAAAATAATATGGCTGATTTAAAAAAAGTAATACGTCAAGAATATTTAAAATGCGCTCGGGACCCCGTGCATTTTATGCGTAAATATTGTTATATACAGCATCCACAACGGGGCCGCATACAATTTAATTTGTTTCCTTTTCAAGAAAAGGTACTCAGTTTATTTCAAGACAACCCATATTCAATTATATTAAAATCTAGACAATTAGGTATATCAACTTTATCTGCTGGTTACTCTTTATGGATGATGACATTTCATAAGGATAAAAATATTCTTTGTATAGCTACAAAACAAGAAACAGCAAAAAATATGGTTACAAAGGTAAAATTTATGTATGAAAATTTACCTTCATGGCTTAAAATTGATGCTGCAGAAAATAATAAATTAAATCTTCGGTTATCAAATGGGTCACAAATTAAAGCTACATCAGCATCAAGTGATGCAGGTAGATCAGAAGCAGTATCTTTACTACTAATTGATGAAGCAGCATTTATTGATAATATTGGAGAAATTTGGGCATCAGCACAACAAACATTAGCAACGGGTGGTGGTTGTATAGCATTATCTACACCTTATGGTACAGGTAATTGGTTTCACCAAACATGGACAAGAGCAGAAGCTAAAGAAAACCAATTTTTACCTATTAAATTACCATGGTATGTTCATCCTGAAAGAGACCAAACCTGGAGGGATAGACAAGATGAATTATTAGGTGATCCTAGAATGGCTGCACAAGAATGTGATTGTGATTTTAGTACATCAGGTGATATTGTATTTTATAGTGAATATATAGAGTACTATGAAAAGTCATTTGTTAAAGCTCCATTAGAAAGAAGAGGAGTTGATAAAAATTTATGGGTATGGGAAAATGCCGATTATACTAGAGATTATTTAGTAGTAGCAGATGTATCTAGAGGTGATGGAAAAGATTATTCTGCATTTCACGTAATAGATGTTACTAATAATGTACAGGTAGCAGAATATAAAGGGCAATTAGGTACTAAAGAATTTGGACATTTATTAGTTGGTATAGCTACTGAGTACAATGAAGCTTTATTAGTAATAGAAAATGCAAATATAGGTTGGGCATCAATTCAAGTAGTAATCGAGCGTAATTACCCTAATTTATATTATTCTCAAAAATCAGAGGGAACAAATGTAAATTCTTATTTTGACAAATTTCAAGATCACTCTAAAATGGTAGCTGGTTTTACAATGTCTTCAAGAACTAGACCTATGGTAATAGGAAAATTTCAAGAATATATTAGTGATAAGGGTGTAACTATACAGTCTAAAAGACTAATTGAAGAAATGAAAACCTTTATTTGGCGTAATGGAAGACCAGAAGCTCAAACAGGGTATAACGATGATTTAGTCATGTCTTTTGGTATGGCTATGTATATTAGAGATACAGCTTTAAAATATAGGCAAAGAGGTATTGACATACAAAAACAAACATTAAACAATATGAAAGTCAACAGAACTCCTTATCAGGCAAGTTATGGTGTAGGTCACACAAAAGTGAAAAATCCCTACCAAATGAACACACCTGATGGCAATGAGGATATAAGTTGGTTATTATAGCAATATTTATAACGATAATTATATATTAACATGGCAGACAAAAGCGTATTTTCAAGACTAAGGAAACTATTTTCAACAGATGTAGTAGTACGAAATGTTGGGGGAAATCAAGTTAAAACTATAGATTCAGGACATATCCAATCAAGTGGGGAATATGAAACTAATGCTCTAGTAGATAGATTTAATAAGGTATACTCTAGTGCCCCAACATCATTATTAGGTGCTCAATTTAATTTAAATTACCAATACTTAAGAACAACTCTATACTCAGAATATGATGTAATGGATACAGATGCAATTATTGCTTCTGCCTTAGATATTATAGCTGATGAATCCACACTTAAAAATGATATGGGTGAGGTATTACAAATTAGAAGTTCAAATGAAGATATTCAAAAAATACTTTATAACTTATTTTATGATGTTTTAAACATAGAATTTAATCTTTGGATGTGGGTTAGACAAATGTGTAAATATGGTGATTTTTTCTTAAAGTTAGAAATAGCAGAAAAATTTGGTGTTTATAACGTTATCCCTTATACAGCATATCATATTGAAAGGTTAGAAGGTAACAACCCAGACAATCCAGCTGAAGTATTATATAAATGGAATCCTGATGGGTTTGCTGGTAGTTCTTATGGTTACTATAATGTACCTAACCAAGGTGCAGATAATAGTCCTGGTATTACCTATGAAAATTATGAAATGGCTCACTTTAGAATGGTAGCTGATGTTAATTACCTTCCTTACGGTAGATCATATATTGAACCTGCAAGAAAATTATATAAACAATACTCATTAATGGAAGACGCAATGTTGATTCATAGAATTGCACGTGCACCAGAAAAAAGAGTATTCTATGTAAATGTTGGTTCTATACCTCCAAATGAAATTGAAGCATTTATGCAACAAACCATTTCAAGTATGAAACGTACTCCTATGATGGATGAAAAAACGGGTGAATATAACTTAAAGTATAACATGCAAAATATGCTTGAAGATTTTTATATCCCAGTTAGAGGTAATGATAATGCAACTAAAATAGATACTACACCTGGCTTATCATATGATGGTATTCAAGATGTTGAATATTTAAGAGATAAATTATTTGCAGCTTTAAAAATTCCAAAAGCATTTTTAGGCTATGATGAAAATGTAGAGGGTAAAGCTACTTTAGCGGCTGAAGATATTAGATTTGCTCGTACAATTGACAGAATACAAAGAATAATACTATCAGAACTAAATAAAATTGCATTAGTACATTTATACACTCAAGGTTATACGGATGAAACATTGACTAATTTTGAATTATCAATGACTACTCCATCAATTATATTTGAACAAGAAAAAGTAGAACTTCTTAAATCTAAATCAGAGTTAGCAGGTAGTTTATTAGAACAAGGTTTAGTACCTTCTGATTGGATTTACCATAATGTTTATCACTTTAGTGAAGATCAATATGATGAATATAGAGATTTAGTTAGAGAAGATGCTAAACGTCAATTTAGAATTGACCAAATAAAAGCTGAAGGTAACGATCCAGTATCAACAGGTAAATCATATGGTACACCTCATGATTTAGCATCATTATATGGAATGGGAAGGACACAATCTGACCCAGCAAATGTACCAGATGGCTATGCTGATGATTTAGATAAAGGTAGACCAAAAGATTCAATAACTAATAGGGGTAAACAAGAAAGCAATTTTGGCAAAGACCCACTAGGTACTAAACGTATGAAAGATACAGATAAAAATGATGGAAATGGTAGACCTGGTTTAAGAGAAACAGTAAGTGCCCAAGTAACTTACTTAAAAAATAAAGACATTTTTAAATCTTTAAACAAGAAAAAATTGATTTTTGAAGAAGATAAAAATTCTTCATCGTTACTTGATGAATCTCAACTAAAAGACTAATATTTATAAATAAATATATTTTTGATGAAAATAAAACACTCAAAGTATAAAAATACTGGCATACTATTTGAACTGCTAGTAAGGCAAATAACAGCCGATACTTTAAAAGGCGTAGACTCACCAGCAATTAACCTCCTAAAAGAAAACTTTGTAAAAAGTGAACTTGGACGTGAATATAAGTTATATGAATCTATTTTAAAATCTAAAGTACTAAGTGAAGGTAGAGCTAATTTACTACTATCTACCATTTTAGAAAGTTCTGCAAAATTAAATAGAACTGTATTAAAAAAACAAAAATATAATTTAATTAATGAGATTAAAAAACATTATAATTTAGAATCCTTTTTTGGTTCTAAAATAAATAATTATAAAGAAATAGGCTCTATTTATACTTTAATAGAAAGTTATAACAGTAAACAAGTAACTGATATAAACCAAATTAATAAAAATAAAATAACATTATTAGAACATCTGACTAAACAGATAATCCCTAAAGATGAAACAGATAAAATTTTAAATGAATTTTCTGAATATGATAAAGATGTTAGATCATTAACATATAGAATATTATTAGAAAAATTTAATAATAAGTATGATAATTTAAGTAACGAACAAAAACAAGTACTTAAAGAATTTATTCATTCTGTAGATTCAACTCCTAGTTTAAGGAATTTTTATAATTCTAAAATTAAAGAATTACATTCTTTATTAAAAGAAACAGGAAATGACATTAAAGATAGAGCAGTACAAATTAAAGTACAAGAAGTTTCAAAATTACTAGTTGAATTAGATAAAACTGATAAGGTAGATAGTGATAATCTAGTTGACTTGCTTCAATATTATGAATTAATTCAAGAAATTAAAATAGCAAATGGCGTACAAGTATAAAATTAAAGAAGCTTCTCCTAACTTAGCTCAACAGGGTAATTATAAAGTTGGTGATGTTACTTATTCTAAAGATGGTGACACCAGATATACTGTAAATGCAGTAAATCCAGAAAGTGGTAAAGTATCTTGGAAAGTAACTAATTTACCTAATTTTGATAAATTATTTGATGATGTGAATGATGCTGCTATGTCTGCTAAAGGTGTTTATACTAAAGTAAAAGACGATCAAAAATTTAGAGAGTTTTATGAAGATATAAGACAGATTAGAAATAAAATCAGAACCCATTTACGTTCAGAATACCCAGAAGATTATAAGCGAATGACTATGAATGAGGAAGATGTAGATGAAGCATCTATGTCAGGTGCAGCTGGTGCTTATAATACACCTTATGCCTTTAATAAAAATAAAAAAGCAGATGGGACAGATAATGATTCAGCATACACTTCTATTGGATACAAAGCAGTAAAGGAAAAAGCAGAAAATATTATTAGAAAAAAGTTTGCAAAAGTACCAAAAGCAAAAAAAGTAACATCTAAACAAAAAATGAAATTACCTTCAGGTATGGTAAGTTCATTTGGAGTTGCTGAAAATAAAGAAAATCCTGGTGCTACATTAGGACCTGGACCAGCAGCAAGTGAAGATGGAGTAAAAGATAATTATTATGTAAAAGGATTTAAATATAAATTAGTTCCGAAAAATAAAAAAGGAACTTATGTACAAAAGGGATCATCTATGCCAGTTCGTAAACTTTGGGGATAGGGCTAATATTTATAATATGAAGTACAGAATAATTAAAGAAGAAACTGAAGCATCTAAATATCAACAAGAGCGTATTGAAGCATTTGATAATATAGAAAAAAGATTAGATGACATAAAAAAAGAATTACGTCAAGCAAAAATAGAAACAATAAAAGTATACAGAGAACAACCAGATACTTATGCTGTAGTTAAACCTACAGATTTAATTAACGATTTTTTAAAAGACATAGAAACACTATTAGGAAAATAATATGAAAACACTACAAGAACAATACAATTTAATTAAAGAAGGAAAAGGAGCAAAAGATGTATTCCTTAAAGAAGCAAAGCTTCAATACCCTTCAATGATTAATAATGCTGCTAACTTTACACAAGCCGCTAACATTTTAAAAAGAAGAAGTGTAATCCAAGAAAATTATGTAGATTTAAAACCTATAAGTTCATGGGAAGCTCCTTCTAAACCAACTTGGGAAACTAAATTTAATAATTTTTTAAATGAAGCCGGAGATAAATCATTAAATCCTATTGTTAATAACGATATGAAATTTAATACTAAGGAACAAGATGAAAAAGTGTCAGCTGATCCTAAATTAAAGTTTGAAATGAAAAGTGGTGGTGTTGGTTCTTACAAAGTAGCAGATTCAGTTGAAAATATAGAATCACATAATTATGATTATTCTCCTATAGTAGATAACATTAACAATGTTAATGGGCAAGAAATGCTAAATGGTGTTTATGTTGAAACTAAATACAATCCAGAATTAACATTAGAAGAAGCTCAAGCTTTAGCAATTAAAAACTTAGCAAAAGATCCATTACATTATGTAAAAAATGGGCAATTTGGAGTTAAAGATTTAGGATACCAACAACCAGCAGTACAAGAAAATGATGGTAAAACATATGGTGGTAGTGGATACAGTGATAAACTAAAAAATAGTGATAATAATTGGGCTGTAGTAAAAGAATCAATTCAAAAAGTAGTAAAAGAAAACCTTGTAACAGGTAAAGGAAATCCAAATTCATTAGCTTCATTATCAGGTGAAGTAATAAAACAGATGATGAATGAATCAGGATTACAATGGACCCCTGTAAAGGAAGCAGAAAGTTTACAAGATTTTGAAACTGAAAAACCAATGGAACCTGAAGTAAAAGAAAATGCTGTTGATAAAGCAATAGATGCTTCTCAAGATAAAGCAGGTATGGAAGAAGAAGCAAGACCTGACTACCCAGATGTAGATGGAGATGGTGACACAAAAGAACCAATGGCTAAAGCAGCTAAAGATAAAAAGAAAAAAATGAAAAAAGAATCTATAGATAGTAAATTAGCTGAAATAGGAAAAGAAGCTGAAGAAGTAAAAATGGAAGCTCAATTAGATTTCTTACATGATCATATTCAAGAAAAAGTAGACAGAGTAGCTTCAATTAATGAGGATGAAAATCTTAGTGAATTAATTGATAAGTCTAAAATGAAGCAAATGCAGAGAGAAATTAAAGACCTTGAAAAGAAAAAGGCTAGAATGGAAAAACTTTATGAAAAATCTTGTGGTAAAAAATATGCTAAAAAAGAAATGGTAGATGAAACTGAAGAAGTAGACGAATCATTTGATAGTGTAGTTGATGATATTATGGATCAAGGTAAATCAAGAGAAGACGCAGAAAAAATTGCAGGCGCAATTAATGCAAAATATGTAGGTAACTACAAATAAATTAAAGTTATACATGAAGACATTACTAATAGAAACGCATGCGTTTAAACCATCACCAGGCCAGTTAACAGAAAATATTTCTGATGCAGGTAATTTATTAGTTGAAGGAGTATTAGCTACAGCTGAGGTTAAAAATGGTAATGGTAGATACTATTCTAAAGGTCTTTGGGATAGAGAAATGGATAAATATTCTGAATTAATTGAGCAAAGACGTTCAATGGGAGAATTAGATCATCCTGAATCTTCAGTAGTAAACTTAAAAAATGTATCTCATTTAATATCTGAATATTGGTGGGATGGTGATAATGTAATGGGTAAAATAGAAATTCTACCTACCCCTTCAGGAAATATACTTAAAGAATTAATTAATCATGGTGTTACCGTAGGTGTATCATCAAGAGGTATGGGTTCATTAGAAGATAGAGGTGGTGTAATGGAAGTACAAGACGATTTTGAACTATTATGTTGGGATTTTGTTTCAACTCCATCAAACCCCGGTTCTTATATGCATAGCATTAAAGAAGGTAAAGAAATGGTTAACTATGATTATAATAAAGTTAATTCATTAATACACGAAATCCTTTGTTCAAAAGGATCTTGCCCAATAGTGTAACTTTAATAAATACTCATATACGTATAACCAGAATACATCATGAATATCTTATATGGTGTCGATAAATAATTAATATCTATTACGATTCTTAATAATCGTATTTCACAAACAAAAATTTTGGGAACTATGGCAACAAACAGAGATTTGCTAAAAGAAGCCATTGCCGATGCAAAATCCGTAAGGGAAACAGCAATCGCCAATGCAAAACTTGCTCTAGAAGAAGCTTTCACTCCACACCTTAAATCTATGCTATCTGCAAAGTTAGATGAAATGGATAAAAAGGATGAAGAGGATGTAAAAGAATCTGAAGAGGAAGTAAAAGAAGCTGATGCTCCTAGTTTTGAAAGAAAAAATTCACCTGCTGGTGATTCTTTAAAAGACCTAGCTCCACGTAAAGTGGGACAATCAACGGTCCAAGAAGATGAAGTAGAAGAAGAAATTGATCTTGACGAACTATTAGCTGAACTTGAAGACTCTAAAAAGGGTAACAAAGAAGAGCAGAAAAAAATGGAAGGTGCTATCAGAGATGATAGAGACCACATTAAAAGTCTTGAAAAAGACCTTGCTGACGACGAAAAGAAATTAGCTAAATTAAAAGCTGATGAGAAAAAAGACGTTAACGAAGATGCTCGAACTGACGCCGAAGAAGAAGGCTACAAAGACGGTATGAAAGACGAGAAAGAAGACATGAAAGAAGACGCTCGTACGGATGCTGAAGAAGAAGGCTACAAAGACGGTATGGAGGACGAAAAAGAAGACATGGACGACGAGGAAATTGACCTTGAAGATATGTCTGAAGACGACCTAAAAGGCTTTATTGAAGATGTCATTAAAGACATGGTTGCTGATGGTTCAATTGAACCAGGCGACGAATTCGTAGAAGACGAAATGGATATGGAAGACGAAATTGACATCGAAGATGTTGAAGACGTAGACGTAGACATTGAAATTGACGAAGAAATGAAAAAAGCTAAAAAAGACGAGTTAGACGAAATGTCTAATCCAGTTCAAAGAAAAGGTGACGATGAGAAAAAGGACGGTAAGTTCAAAAAGGAATCGAAACCAGAAATGGAAACTGAAAAAATGCGTAAAATGGAAGAAGATTTAGAATCTGCAATCAATTCAGTAAATGAATTAAAATCAGAATTAAATGAAGTAAATCTATTAAACGCGAAATTACTTTACACTAATAAAATCTTTAAAGCTAAAAACTTGACAGAAAGTAAAAAGGTAAAAGTATTAAAGGCATTTGATAAAGCCAAGGATGTAAAACAAGCTAAAACAATTTTTACTACATTAAATGAAGGACTACTAGATAGTACCCCAGTTAATAGAGTAAAAGGTTCAGCATCGAAAGCTAGTGGTTTAGAACCAAAAGCGACGTCAACAAAACAACCTATAATCGAATCAAATGACGTTTATAACCGTATGCGTAAGCTTGCGGGATTAATTTAAAATAACATTAACACAATTTAAAAAAACTATTATTATGAGCTTAAATTCTCTTTTAGAAAGTGCTAATCCGTATCACTCAGTACAGAGCGATGCTGCTAGATTAGCTACAAAATGGGAAAAAACAGGTCTTTTAGAAGGTTTAGATGGTTCCCATAAAAATAACATGGGTATTATTCTTGAAAACCAAGCTAAACAACTTGTTGTTGAATCTTCCCAAACAGGTGGAGGAAATGCATCTTCAGGTACATTTCAATCACAAACTGCTGTAAACATTGGTGGTCAATGGGCAGGAGTTGCTTTACCATTAGTAAGAAAAGTATTTGGTCAAATCGCTGCAAAGGAATTTGTTTCGGTTCAACCAATGAACTTACCTTCTGGTCTTGTATTCTTCCTAGACTTCCAATACGGTACTAACAAAGCACCTTTTTCAGCAGGTGACTCACTTTATGGAAACGGTAGCGTTGCTACTAATCCATTTGGTAACGATAGCGCAGGTGGATTATACGGATCTGGTAGATTCTCTTATTCTACACAAACAACTTCAAGCGAAAAAGCTGCAGTTGCTGCTGCTACTGCATCTTGGAGCGATCTAGATTATGATTCAGATTATTCTGCATCAGTCGCTAACAACGAATACGTTAAAGTAACATTTAACACTTCAAGTTTTGCATATGTAGACGCTACTGCTGTAAAATCATTCCAACTTTATTCAGGTTCTGCTACGGCAGTACAGGTAGCTGCATTTAGCACAAGCCAAAACGGACAGATCTCATTTGTAGTATCTCGTTCTAACTGGAACGTAGGTGGAGCTGCAAGAATTGGATTAGTTTCTTTTTCTTTACAACCAACTGATCAATACAGAGGTGACTTTGAAGCAGGTAATTCATTACCAAACGGAAACAATAACCTAACAGGTTCTTACTGTTGCCCAGCACAAACAATTCCAGAAATCAATGTACAGATGAAATCATCTGCTATCGTTGCTAAAACTAAGAAATTGAAAGCTGTATGGACACCAGAATTTGCACAGGATTTAAATGCATACCATGCACTAGATGCTGAAGCTGAATTAACTTCAATCTTAAGCGAGTACATTTCATTAGAAATTGACTTAGAAATCTTAAGTATGTTAATTACTAACGCTGCTGCAGGAACTGAAGTATGGTCAGCTGTTAACAACACAGCAATTAACGGTGCAGGTGTTGTAAGCGATTTAGGATTTTACAATTCTCAAGGACAATGGTTCCAAACATTAGGAACTAAAGTTCAAAAGTTAAGTAATATCATTCACCAGAAAACTCTTAGAGGTGGTGCTAACTTTATGGTAGTATCTCCAACAGTTGCTACAATAATTGAATCTATACCAGGATTTGCATCTGATTCAGATGGAGATGCTGCTAAAGCTTCTTATGCATTTGGTGTACAAAAAGTAGGTCAATTAAACGGAAGATATAAAGTTTACAAAAACCCTTACATGACTTCTAACATTATGTTATTAGGATTTAGAGGTGGACAATTCTTAGAAAGTGGTGCTGTATTTGCTCCATATATTCCATTAATTATGACTCCATTAGTATATGATCCAGACACGTTTGTGCCTAGAAAAGGTCTATTGACTAGATATGCTAAGAAAATGGTAAGACCAGAATTTTATGGTACTATCGAAATTTCAGGTTTAAACACTCTATAATAAGAGATTAAACTAGATTTTCATAAATTAGAGGCGCTTTTGCGCCTCTTTTTTTTTGTTTATAATAATAAAGAAATTTTCAATATTTATAATAAAATACTAATAATATGAATGTACCAATTTGGCCAGGGTCATCATCATTCGCACCCGGTGCAACACCGTTTGGTTTTTATGATTCACAAGCGGATTTTGATTTAGATGCAGATAAAGTAGCTGATTTTTGCGCAAGGAGATTAGGTTACCCATTAGTTGATATTGAATTACAATCAGGGTCGTTTTACACAGCTTTTGAAGAAGCTGTAACTACCTATGGAAATGAGTTATATGCTTATAAAGTAAGAGATAATCAATTAACATTAGAAGGTTTAAAAACAGGATCAGGCCCTTTAAATCAAGCTATAATAACACCATCATTTGAACCAATAGTAAGACTTACAGAAATGTATGGTGCTGAAGCAGGATCAGGTGGTAATGTGCCTTATTATTCTGGTTCATTCGCTTTAACTTCAAGCCAACAAGATTATTCATTTGATACATTTATGTCCCAAAGTTTAATAACTAGTTCTTTAGGAACAGGTTTAGCTGCTTTTGGAGATTTTGGTATAGAAGTTAAAAGAGTATTTTACCAAGAACCATTACCAGCATCAGCTATATTAATGGATCCTTATAATGGATTTGGATTTGGAGGAGCTATTGCTGCAGGGATTGCAGGTGTGGGTGGATTTGGAGGAGCAGAAGGTTTTTTAATGATGCCTTTAAATTATGACTTACAGGTTATTCAATCTATTGATATGAATAGACAAGTTAGAAGAAGTAATTATAGTTTTGAAATAAGAAATGATAAATTAAGAATATTTCCAATACCTAATTTTAGTGGTGGAAATGATGATTGTGATGGATGTTGTGAACGTAGAATTTGGTTTGAATATATAATTAGAGATGAAAGAATAGAAGGCTCAGTTAAAAAAACACCAAATTCAGTAACAAATGTTTCAAATACACCATACGAAAATCCTAATTATGACTACATTAATTCAATTGGTAGACAATGGATTTTTGAATATACATTATCAATATCTAAAGAAATGTTAGGGTATGTAAGAGGAAAATATAGCAGTATACCTATTCCAAATGCTGAGGTTAATTTAAATCAAGGTGATTTAATATCAGCTGCAACATCTGAAAAAACAGCATTACTTGAAAGATTAAGAAATTATTTTGATGAAACATCAAGACAAGCATTATTAAATCGTAGGGCGGCTGAAGCTGAATCTAAAATGATAGAGTTACAACAAGTGCCCTACACAATTTATATAGCATAATATGGCAATGTTCACCACCCAGAGAGATATGTCTCTGGTTAGAAAGTTAAATAGAGAACTGATGGGTAATATTATTACTCAACAGTGTTCTTTATATCAATTTAAATTAGAAGAAACTAAAGTTAATTTATATGGAGAAGCAGATGCTGAAAAATTTTATGATGGTCCCTTTATATTTAATGTTTTAATAAATAGAGAAAATGAACAATATGTTGATAACATAGAAGGTGTTCAATTTGGACAAGGAATTCAATTTTATTTTTTTAGAGATGACTTAGTAGATGCAGATGTATTACCAAGAGTAGGAGATATTGTTTTATATCAAGAAGGATACTATGGAGTACAAAGTACAGTAGCTAACCAATATTGGGGAGGTAAAAATCCAAAATACCCAAATAACATTAACCCACTTAACCCTGGATTAGAAGGATTTGGTAATAACTTATCAATATTAGTTTCAACATATTATATACCAGCTGATAAAGTAGCAATTTCACCTTATTTAGAAAGAATGTAATGGCAAAACCTAGAAAACCCACACCTAAAACTCAAAAACAAATATCTGTTTCAAAGCAAAAAGCTTTTAACGGTATTGAAGACAGAGGCATTCTAACTAACCCTAATATAGCTGATGGGCATGAAAATGCTAACTATCAAGATACAGGAATAAGTTTTAACAGGTCTGAGGAGATGAGCTTTAAAGATGATAAAACAAAACAATATTCAGTCGGTATACAAGATTTAGATGAAGCTGTATTTTATTATTTTCAAAATGTAATTAAACCCTTTGTAACACAAAATGGTAATAGAAGAGAAGTACCTGTTATTTATGGTGCTCCTGAAAGATGGAAATCATTTCAACGTGATGGGTATTATAGAGATAAACAAGGTGCAATAATGTTGCCTATTATTGTAATTAAAAGAGATACAATAACTAAAGACAGAACAGTAGCTAACAAATTAGATTCTAATCAACCTAATTTATATGGTACATGGTCTAAAACATATGGTGCTAGTAATTTTTATGATAATTTTTCA